AGTGTAATCAATTAAAATCTGATTTAGATTTAAGACAATTTAAAACAAATGTTTGGTCTGTTATAAAAATACTTGAAGGAAATTTTACAATTAACGAAACCGATTTAAGGACTATTTATAAAAATCTATACGATATTTAAAAAACTAAATCACTAATCCAAAAACTAACTAAAGATGAATAAACTTGAAGCACAACAACCAATAGCAATTAAAACAAAGGAATTATGATGCCTAAAGAGAAAGCTAATCAATTAGTAGATAGATTTAAAATGCTATCTAAAAAGAAATGTGATTGTTTAGAGTATAGTTGTACTTGTTTTAATGTTTACACCTATCAAGCTAAAAGAATGGCTTTAATAACGGCTGATGAATTATTAAAGGCTAATCCAAAAGACCATACTTTTTATTTGGCTATTAAATTTGAAATTAATAACATTCCTAATGTTAAAATCTAAAGCCATACTTCTTCCACAAAAGATAAATCGGAATAATAAAAAGCAACCACCAAAGCGATAGAAAATTAAACTGTTTTTTGTCGCTTTGTTTTTGTTCTACGGTAGCAACTTTGTTATTGCTTATTTTAACCGATTTTTGTTCGATTTGCGACGATGTTTTGGTTTGCTCGACTACTTTGTTAGCTTTTGTCTTTTTAATAGCTAATTTAACGTTTTTATAAACGATATTATTTACTACCATTTCTTTAGTACTATCAAATGGAATTATTGTTATTTCATCAGTAGTTCCTAAATCGGTAACTTTTATATTACTATCGATTTTAGTAACAGTTTTTGAAGTGTCAATCGCTTGTGTATTTTCAGTCACAACTGATTTTGATTTTTCTACTTTGCGACTGCCACACGAACAGCACATAAATAATATTGCGATTACAATTACTGCAAAATATAAATTTGCTTTTCCTTGACGATTAATTTGTTTTGTTTTCATAATTTTACTGTTATTTTTTGTGTTGAACAACTCATTTTATGCACTCCATTTTCTTGATGACAATGTTTGCATTTGCTTTTTTTAATGATATTGCGATATACGATATTGCAACGTTCAGAATTAATTCCACGATTGTAGTAGAATTTCATTACCCTTAAAATACGCTGTAAAGAGCTTTGTTTAAACCGCTTTATTTCTTCAGGCGGGTTTATTAAAACCTTGTTTTCGTGAATTGTTTTAAATGGCTCTTTCATAAACTCAAATTATCATCGTCAAAGATAACGATAATTGTGCAGATTACTAATATTAGTATTAAAATTATTGTATCGGTCATATTAAAATAAATGTGTTATCCTTGCAATTTGTCCGTGTTGCTTACTATGTATAAAACCCTCAACAGCTTTAGGACTATGCTCATATCCGTTACGATGATGCCAACTGTCTGTTCCGCTTGGAGTTCGTAAAGCCTCAACGCAAACACTCATATAATCCTTACTTATTTTATGATGAAAATGATGTATGTAAAAATACTTATGTTTGCAATTTACCCAATCTTTGCTTTCGTGAGCCATAAGCATAGGTAAATCACTTTGCTTTGCGCCGTCTCCGTGAGTAGTTCCGATTAAATTACTACCATAAACAAAATACTTTCGATGCGAAATACTACAATCAAATTTAACATTATCGCAATTTCTGAAATGCGTTTCGATTAATTGCGCTAAAAAGAAACCATTTGTGTAATCGTGGTTTGACGGATTATAAACAACCTCCACATCAGCAACACAAATTAATTTTTCTATAATATCGACGTACAACTGTTTTGCTATTAAAAAATTACTATGCCACATTCCGTCAGTATCTTGTGGTGTTCCACTTGTAGTTGTACGTTTTGGGTTGTCAATATGTAAAATATCGTTTCCAATAACAAAAAGTATTTTATCAATATTGAAACTTGAAACTTTGTTTAGTATTCCATTTACACCATTTAAAACCCTATTAACCGCTATTTGGTTGTTATATTCTTCGCCAACTTCAAAAGCACTACAAAGTTTTCCTATGTGTATATCTGCGGGGTCAATAACTAATAAATTAGCGTCTTTTAATTCTTCTCTAATATAAGTGTTGTATTTTGGAGAATACTCCTTTAAATCGGCTAAAAATGATTTATGTAAATCTTGTATGTTTGTTTCTTCAGTAGTCTTAAACAAAGGATTTGTAACCCTAATACTTTCTGTTTTACTCTTTAACCATAACATCGGTGTTGTTTCGGGATTAACTCCTAAATTTTCACACGCTTGTAAAACGCCCTCGTTTGCCCTTATTCTTTTTAACTCCCTTTGCATTTCATCGGTAAGCCTATACCGTTGACAAGCGTTTAATTCCAATCCCATCAACGTAGCTACATTGTCGTTAATGTAGCATTTCTTATTACCGTTTTTCATAATTTTGATTTAGTGATATTCAAAACTACAAATAAAATACTTACGTTTAAGTAATTAAACGTTATTTAGAATAAGTATAAATTAAATAGGATTGTAAAAAGTATTACTTTTTTGTTTAGTTTTGTTGAAATGTTTGCGCCGTTTTTCCTAACGTTTGACGGCTATACGATGGTTGGGATAAAATAGCCGTAATTTTTCAGAAAACACAAATTATCCCGACACAAAACAGACTTTAAATTAAACAATTAACCCAACTATTGTATAACCGTTGTTAGCAGTAGTTATAATATTTACAAAGTATGAAAATTAAAACATCTGACAAATCAACATTAGAAGTTATCACAACTGATTCATATACAGGCGAAGGAACTGATGATTTAACCATTTACATATATAATAATTTATGTAAAGATTCATCGCATATTAATTTGGATAAAGAAGAAGTTAAAAAATTACGTGACGAACTTAATGAGTGGTTGGACGAATAATTACTGCTAACAGCGCGCGCTTTGCGCAGTGCCGAATTGCGTGAAACGCGAGTTAGGCGAAGGGCGCGCTGTTAGAGTGAAAGGTGCTCGCGCCTTTTGCTCTAACGTTAAAAATAAACGATGGTGGCCTATGCGGTTACATAGTTTCGGCCACTATTGTTTATTGATTGTTGCCAGTAGTACGGATTTTTAAAACAAATTATTTTATGAATGTATTAAGTTTATTTGATGGTATGAGTTGCGGACAAATCGCACTTGATAATTTAGGAATAAAAGTAGATAATTACTTTGCGAGTGAAATAAAAAAACACGCAATACAATGTACTAAAGACAATTTCCCAAATACTAAACACATTGGAGATGTTACAAAGGTAAAAGCTACTGATTTACCTAAAATTGATTTATTGATAGGTGGAAGCCCTTGTCAAGATTTTAGTCGTGCAAATAGTGTTCGGGATGGTTTACAAGGAATGAAATCAATGTTATTTTATGAATATATAAGATTACTTGAAGAAACAAAACCAAAATACTATTTACTTGAAAATGTAATAATGGACGATATAGGATATAGTACAATATCTGATTTATTAGGAACTGAACCCGTAAGGTTATGTGGTTCAAAAGTAAGTGGAGCTTTAAGAGATAGATTGTTTTGGACTAATATTGGACCTGAAAGTTTTGATTTATTTGGTAATCGTAAATGCGCAATACCACAACCGAGAGATAAAAAAATAATGTTGAATGACGTTTTAGAATACGGATATTCAGATAAAAAGAAACATACTTGTTTAAATACAAGTTGTGGTCGAGATGCAAATCAAAGGTATATGTTACACCGATACGCAACTACTGGAATGACAACAATAATTTATACAGACGAAACTATGGATGAAAGCAAAGGAGTGAGATATTGCACTCAAACAGAATTGGAAAAGTTGCACAATATCCCAATAGGTTACACAAAAAACCTAAACAAAGCACAAGCTGGTAATTTAATAGGCGATGGTTGGACTGTAGGGATTGTGGAGCACATTTTCTCTTATATGCAATTAACGTAGTATTACTGGCAACTTACTTATAACCGCTAATCACTAACTTAACTAATTGAAAAACAATGAATGAACCGTACTTTATAACTTACTCAAACCACTTCAAATTTAATGGTGAAACATTTGCATTTAGGAAGAAATTTCTATTCAATATAACTACTACTCCTTTTGTTGTAAAGTTAAAACATAGAAACGATGGAGGTAAAGGAATATTAGTTAATGGAGAATGGTTGTCATGGTCTAAGATGGAGGAATTAACAAAGGGTGGCAAAGAAATTAATGTTGGCATCACCCACCTACAAATGTACCAACAATGCCATTTGGAGGAATGTTTTAATTTACTACCTTTGTAGCAGTTTTCATAGTTAAGTTAGTTAAGCCCTTGCAGAGATGTGAGGGCTTGTTTGCTTAACACAACAAAGCCCCACTAAATGAATAGTGAGGCTTGAATGAGTTTGACATGCTCCAACCGAAGGCGGGCCACAAACCTACGAAAAAAAATAAACCTACCAAAATGAATTGATAGGTTTGTTATGGGTTGCAGCCCATGAGTTGTAATCTACACACCAGCTCCAACCGTTGCGTATGATTTTCTTAATTACTTTTTCATAACGTTATGATTTAAGATTTGACCTAAACAGGACACAAACCTAAACATTATTTTCTGAACTTGCAATATTTTCTTTCAAATTAGCCACAATACTTTTAGCTTCCTTTTCTTTAATAACTGATACAACCTTATTTGCGGCTGCTCCTAATCCAAGTACAATAACCGTTGTTATAGGATACTTTTGAGTTAATATAAGACTTGCGCCCACCGTTCCACTAAAAGCCTCTATAATAAGCCCAATTAGCTTTAGTTTATCGTATCTGCTGAATTCTTCTGAACTTGACATTTTGTAGTATTTTTAAATTTCCTAATTTCCTTGTTATGGGCGCAACTGCAACAAAGAAATAGGCTAAGAATTATTATCTTCATTGATTATTCCAAGTGCAATTAATACCGCTACAATAGTGCCTTTAAACATCGCTGCTATGGCTTTAGTTTGCCGCCAATATACACAGAATAACAAGACTATAAAAGCGGTTGCAAATAGCCCTATTACTGCAAATTGTCTAAGGATTACTAACTGCTCGTTGTTCATCTTCCAATTTTTTCAACTCAATTTTGTTTTTCTTGTAGGCAATTCTACCGTTGCAGATACCAAAGTAAATCACAACTAATGAGCCAATTTTTATCGCTGCTGATGCCCATAAATCCATATTTGCACCACTTGTAAAGGTTTCTAACAATAGGATTACTGAACCCATAATTACTTGTATCATTGCACCTAATACTGTGCCCCCTAATATGTCATTTATAGACTTGTGTGCGTGGTGTGCGTGTTCAATGTGTTCCATCATAAAAACTGTTTTATTTTATTTTTAATGCCCCAATGGCGGTTTTTAAAGGGTTATTAATCGGGCTGTTCCGTAAACTGTTAATGTTCCATCTCCAGCAGTGCTTGTTGTTCCGGCAAATGATAATAACAATGCGCCAATATCTGAGCTAGGCACTCCATCCCAAGGAATGATGGTGTCATTTGTTGCAGCGGCCACCACTACACTTCTATCTGATAGCTTTAAAAACGTGTCCGCACCAGCAGCCAATACCGCTTGGCCGTCATAAAATTGCTGTCTTGATGCTCCGTTAGCTTTTATATTAATATCTGGCGACCCATCGTAAGGCGTTGTTGCACCAACTAACCTTGCGCTTGCTGTTATAACCTCCCAGGCATAACCTGCGGGAGGTTGTGGGCACTGAACAATTGGCAAGTCAACACCTGCTAATATTTGCGCTGATGTCGCTACTATTTTAAAAGTTGTAATTAATGGGTAAAACTTATCTGTACTTAGTATATAAACCCCCGTTTCTCCAGTCGTCACATCAAAAGCCCCTTGATACAATGATGAAGCTGTTGCCGCAATAACACGCAATAATCTATCACCACTAACAGCACCATCAACAAGGTATGTTTTATTAACTGTTAAACCGCTTGCCCCAGCCAATGTGACTAAATCGGCTTGTAATATTTGTTGGACGTTAGAATCTAACATCAATTGAGCCATTATTATTTGAGGCACTTTTTGTGATTGCCAAGTCCCTGGACTTACGAATTTAGAAAAATCCCAAAACGATCCGTCTGGAAATGTTGTTGCTGTGTTCGAATAACCGCTTATTTTACCACTCATTAGTTCCTGTGTTTTTTGTAATTATTAAATCTTTGTTTTACTGCCAGTTCAACGGGTGCTAATTTACTCATTAAAGGCCTCCAATCTGGTTTATATTCAGTTTGAAACATTATTTCTTTATTAACATACTTTTCAGCATTGCGTGAATTATAATCTGTAATAGTACATCTATCACTTTGCATAATTGAAACCATAAATAGCCAATGAAATTGAATAGGTATTCTATTTGTTTTAAGAATATAAATAGGATCCATCTCGTCAAAGGTCCATTCACGCGCTCCATTTTGATACTGTATGTTTTCCTTAACGTAATCTGAATTAGGATAGCCAAAAAAACCAGGCAATCGAATTTGATTAACCCAATTTAAACTCAAGTAATCAACTGTTTTTTTATCATCTGCAATACTGCCAATAGTTCCGTTTTGATACCATTGTAATCGAATAGTACCCTCGGCCCTATAACCTCTATATTCACATACTTTAAACTCAAACGAAAATATTGAGCCATTGCCAAGTATTGCATCAGTAACAACTAATTCAACCTTGTAAATCCCAGCACCGTGTAATGTAAATACCTTATACCATTCAACTTTATAACCTACATAGTTTTGATTATTCACTGTTTGAAAGCCAAAAGGGTAATCAATGCCGTAAGTACTTCCACCGCTCATTGTGGCAAGCAATACGTTATTTTTATAGATTTTATAAACTGCTGCCGTTGCCGTTGGTGCGCAAATATCCATAAATGCAAAGAAATCATTTTTTTCATTATCTGTTCCAATACCGTCCGTTAATGATAGTAATTTAAAATCAGAGCAACAATCGAATAACTCCTTATTAGGTAATACTAATGTTGGCGTTACTGGAGTATTTTCTTGTAACGTGTAAAATGTTTGTGTTGCTGCTTCTCCGTCAAATATTGGCATTATTCCATAATTTTTTGGGTTCCATCTTCCATTAATTTATATGTTCCATCCTCCATTTTCTTATAAAATTCGGGGTCAACTGGTGCAGGCACTTCATATAACCTTGCAACAATTGTATAAGTTATATTTCCTTGTGGCAAAAGTGTATAATCTAGTGTTGCTTTTGCCTCAACCTTGTCGGCTGTAATTTGAGAAATCAAAACTTTATTAATTGAACCCGAAAACGGGACAAACCATGTTAAGGGGTTTGACGTTTCCCAAACGCTTGAGTACCTAACGCGACCACCAATCCCGCCTTGCTGCCTAATTTCAATTCCAAATACAACACGGCAATCGTCTTTATCAAGACCTCCACTCTTTTCGAATGTGGCTTTAATCACTGTATTTTGCGCAGCTTGAATATAATTTGCCCCACTTGACAACAATTGAGTGCCTCCCGTTGTAAACGATTCAACTTTTTTAGTGATGTAATCGGGATTTGTTGCATAGTCGTTAATGGGTATCAATAAATCCTTTGTAAATGTGTAAGGGCTTAGTGATGAATAAACGTCATACGTTGTTCTAAAATATATTTCCCAATTTGCCGTTAAATAATGCTCCCAGTCTTGGTTTAATCCATTATTAAGTTCGGACGGATTAAAGAAGTCAGTATTGGCACCAATCAATTGCACCCAATTTTCCCATCTGATCATAAATGGGTAACTAATTACAAATTGATCGTTACCGCTTCCGTAATTTACAACTTGTACTGTGATAGGTTTTCTTATTTCTGTTGTTGGGATTTGAAATACTCTATTGTTTGAGTAATTAAATACCGGTACACCACTTTGATAAATAACCGTTGTTGGTAGTTGCCAATCCTCAAGTAAAAATTCGACACCATCACTTACTCTTTTGGCAACTAATTGACACCCAATGTTAGTTAAGTTTATTTCATCTTGCGTTGATGGATTTTCTTTCCATGTGCCAAAAATATTCGACACCACAACACACTCATCATTCTTAAACGTGGTTACAAGTCCAGTTATACCATCGCTTGATTCATCCTCGTAATGACGTTTAAACGTTTGGATTATTCCAGTATCTGCAGGCTGTATTGAGATATTAAAATCCTTTACGCCATCCCAAATAACTTGCTTGTTAAATAAATTTACATCCGTAAATGCTGGATTTGCCAATGTAGCCCAAAATGTAAACCTTGGCGTTGCACTTTCCGCAATTATTGATTGTGTTCCCGTATTAAATACTAATTGAACCGTTACTTTTATAACATTTGGGCTTGATACAACCGCAAACCATCTATCAATAAAGTTATCAGTATTACCGTATGGGTTCGCGTAATTCAACCCATTTGCATAACCGTAAACATTTGCAAATAAATAGTTTGATTCTAATGTACGGCCGTTATTTTGATATTCACTTGCATTATTCGGCATCTTCATTCCACCTATTGAAATCCTTTGCCCGCTTACAAAATCACCGCTAGGGCTGTAAATTTCAAACTGTATCGTTTGCCCGTTAGATAAATATGGATTAAGGTTTGTAATTTGTCCCGTTAAGTCGGAATAAACTACATTTTGAATAAAGTAATCTTGCGCACCTCCGTTAAATGATTCATTAAACCAACCGCTATTTCCAATAATACTAGGGTTTGTTTCAACCGTTTGCAGTGAATTTGGGTCATTAAGACTGCGCAATCCCGTAATTCTACAAATGTATTTTAAACATGCTCCATTAAGGTAATACGATGGTGCAATTCCGTTTAAAGTATCATTTAATTGAGTAGGTATAAATAAAGGCGTTACAATCGTTGCGTGCCTAACTCTGAATATTTGCCTACCGTTTGATGTATCATAACTAATACGGTAAATGTCTGAATCTGCTAACCATGACGCGCTAATTTGCCATTCTAATCCTCCTTGCGGCACTAATAATGATGGTGATGCTAAAGACGATAAATGTACATTTGATGCCTTGTATAATTGTAGTTGATTTGTTGCTAAATTTTGATAGGTGTACGCTTGGTTATTTTCTATAAAATTATAGGCATAATCCATTGACTTAATCTCAGTCAAATTATACATCAAAATAGTAGTATTGTAACTTGCGCTATTTGGTATTGGTGTTCCTGGTGCTAAAATCGGGTTTGAAACTAATATCTCATTTGCACTGTACTTAGTAATAACTGTTACTTTTTGATTATTAGCAGTATTAAAGAAAGCACCGCCAGCACTATCAACAAATCGTAAAGTATCTCCAACGCTCACATTTGCAAATTTACCACTGCCATACAAATGATTTTGATTTCCGGTATTACCCGTTGTTAATGGAGATGATGATGGAAAGCTAACTTGCGTATAAAATTCAACATCAGTATATGCTAAAATGGCTTCACCAATGTTAAACAATGAAAAATTACTTGAACTGCTACCTCCAAGTATTCCCTCGTAAAAATTTTGCGCTGTGATAGCTACTGCCATATTATTTATTTATGTCTTTAAATTTTTCACGCAATTTTTCAAACTCTGTTATAATTCCACTTTGCTGCAATTTCTCCGCAAATTTACGTTTTTCTTCATTGGTTTGCAAATCATCTTGTGCCTTGCGCAGCATATCACCAACGCCATTAATCATGCCGTTTAATCCCTCCATTGTTAACTTTAAATTATTCTCCAGTAGGCTCTGCATAAGTATAGTTTAAATTTGTGGTGTAAATATAGTTATTTCTTGTTTTAATTGTTGCACGTTTATCCCAAATATTATAATCATTTACTAAAATATCGCATATGTCACCATTTGGCAAATATGCACGCGGGTTGTTTCTAGTGTTGTTAAAATCGGTTAAGTTAAACCCTATTAACTCCCAATCCTGGAATTTATATTGAGTAAAGAAGTCAATTGCATAAAACAAATTATATTGCTCCTTTGCGCTCGGTTGTTGTTCTGATAGCTTTCCATCGCTTTCAACTCTCAATATTTTATCAATTAAAAATGAATCTTTCTCCAATAACAACATGCCTATTCTGTCATCAATCAATGCACCTAATGGCTCATAACCTATTGATGGCAATTGTGGTATGTTTGGAACTTCAATATCAAAACCAACAAGGCCGCCCAAATCTTCAAAGAAATTAACCACAGCATTTATCCCGTCAATAATATCATTAAGTACATCTAATATTGAATTCAATACGTTTAAAGTACCACCAACAACATTATCTAACTGTTCGTTTATTTCATCAAATACCCTTTCAACGGCTGTTAATTCAGTTTTGCGTTTACCTAAAGCATAAGAGAAATCAACACGCCTTAATCCTTTCATCAAAATAAAATCTTGATTATTCCAACTGTTAGGTCTTATTGTTACTTGATACGATGTGCCTAAATATTGAGTTATGGTGTTGCTTTCAGTTACATCGGTTTGGAATGATGCAAGGAAGTTGCTAGTAAACGCATCAGTGTTAAATGTGTACTTTGTGTTAATAATATTTGGTAATGTATATTGAGGTGTTGCAAGTGAAAAGTCTTTGCGCTCAAATCTTAGTGTATTGCCATCAAATAATACTTTACCGTTATAAAGGTCTTTTTGTTTGATGATGAAATCTGCAAATGTCCCTGCAGGAAAACCATATTGTATAAATTCACCTGGAGTGAAAGCGCCCAATAAATCAAATCCAAACGGGTTTGATGGGTTTTTAGGTACATGATACTTTGCGGGCAAAATGTAGTCCTTTGGATTTATTATTGAGGATTGAAATGATAGCCCTAAATATTGGCATCCACGCTCAAACAATGTTTTAATTGATATCGCTTTGTGATATTTTACCTTTTGAATAATAACCGCAAACATACGCTTAATCAATGCCACGGTTGCCAGAACAAGCCCCGCAAACTTTAATATTTCGCCTATTAATATAAAGTAATTACCCCAATCGGGAGAGGCTGTAACAACTGAACTTATGGCGCCGGCTAAACTTTTACTTGCCGCAATTAACGAATCAACTAATATTGACAAACCAATAACAGTTATTGCTAATTTTTCATAATCTGGGATTGAAGAAATTACGTAAGGTATATCTTTAAAATCGGATTGAGTAATTACATTTTGAGAATAAAGATAATCAAAAGTAAATCCTGCGGCCACATCATTGAGCCAATCAATAGAGTATTTCGGCTTGCACTTAGCCACAATGCCAAATTCATCAAATTGAGCGGCATCAGAAATATCTAAATAGCCATCGAATAAGTTTGCTGTTGCTCCGTTGTTATCTATAACATCCCATCTTAACGGCATGCCCTCAAATATAAAACCTGCAGTTATCCATGCGTTAATTGCATCAATATTTTCGCGCACCCATTCATAATCTGTAATCGTTAATTGTTGGCTTGCAAATTCGCTATCTTCATAATTAACTTTAATAGCCGTTTCGCGCCAATTCTTAGGTGGGTTAACTAGAATATTATTGAGATATACTTTGACGTTGTTCATTAGATTTTACGCTTATGAATAACAACCTCTTTAACCCCTTTGGTAATCTTTTCATGTATCAAATTACCTAAATTGTCAATGTTGAAATTATTACCCGGTATATTTTGAACGGCTTGCTTTACTTCCATCAATAACGCATTCGTTTCGCTCATGTCAATAGGTTGGCTTACCATTGGCATCAATGGTTGCACCGTGTCACCATAATTAAACAGTTTACCACTATTGTAATCGGCTAATATCTGAGCGGCTTCATCATTGCTAATGTCGCCTATTTTTGCGTTTTGTTTTGGGTTAAATATACGTTCTTTTCCATCAACTGCAATCATATATCCATCTTGCCCGCTGTGTATTTTATTGCTGCTTAAATCGCGCTCAACATTCTCCGTTCCCTCAATGAAATTACCAGAAATAACCTCAGCTAGTGTAGTTTCTAAAATGGCCTTTTGTAGCGCCGTTGCTGGCTCTGTTTTAGCATAGCCGCTCAATAAGTTGTAAAATGCAACACGTTTTTGTTGCTTAATTTCTTGTTCTTGCAAACGTTTTCTTTCTAGTTGCAACTTTGCAGCCTTGGCCTGCTCAAACGCCAATGTATTTTTTAACCCGCGTTCAGCCAATCGTTGCTGTTGCTCAATCGCAGATTCATTGAGTTTGATTTCACGATCCAAATAATCCTCAGCACGTTTGTAACGCTCTTTATAAATACGGTCAATGTTTACCACCAACTTATCAACGCTATTAATAATGCTCGCTTGCTGCTTTTTATCCTTTTCAATTAATTTGCGCTTTTGCTCCAAAAAGTCTTCAAACATTTCAATATTGCTTGCGTAGAACTCTGCCATTAATTCATCTTGGCCCATATTAAATTCTTTGGCTGCTTTACGTTGGGCTTCTTCAAACTTTGATGTGTTTTTTAAGATGATTGCTTCTTCGTCTTGCAAAGCGCCTCTTATTTGTTCAAATGGCCTTTTAGCAACATCAAGTTCATCTTGTGCCATAAGTGCCAATAGCTGTTTATATAATTCTCGGTGCCTTTTAGCCCAATCTTCTAATTCTTTGTCGCGCTTTTCGCGGGCTTTCTTCGCAGCATCATCTACTTTTTTATCAAATTCTTGTTTACTTTCAACAAGTCTCTCATTTAATAATTCTGCTGCCTTTTCCTCTGCCCTATCATATTGCACACGAAGCCCGAATAATCGAGCATTTGTAGCTTGCACTAGCTTAATTTCTTCCTCTGAAAAATCCCTACGGGTTACACCATTTTTAAACGCAACTGAATAAACTCCTGCAACTTCTTGAGTTTGTAATTTAGATAAAAATTCTAATCTATCTTCTTCGTCTGAAATCTGCTCTGCTGCTGCTTTAATTTGTTCGTCTGCTGCTTGCTTTCTTAATTTTTCAATATCGGCTAAATTCTTTTCATACTCAGCAAAAGCATTGGCGCGGGCTAAATCTAAATCATTTAAAGTGCCATCTAATTGAAGTTCTTTTTTGATTATTTCATCAACTTGCTTTTGCAAATCTTCTAATGCTGCTTTGTTTCTTTCAATTGCCTCGGTGTTTGTATCAATGGCTTTTGCACCATCTGTAAATGCTGAATTTGCAGTAAATAGATTACCAATAAAATCAATCATTTTGCTACCATAAATAGTAAGCAAAGTTACACCGACTGATAAAGCCGTTTGCCAACTAAATATACCACTTAAAATTTGCTTAAATGCTGAGGTTGTGGGCTTTCCGCTTGCTGCTAATTCAATATTAGCCTTTTTGATTTTATTAATTTCATCAAATAATTGCGGCAAATTGTTTGAAATTGCCATAAAACCAGTACTTATGCTATTCGCAAATGCTGGCATCTCTCGGCCCAATTGATTAATGCTATTGCCTAAACCGTTCCAAGTGTTTTGATAATTACCAACATTGCGTTGAAATTCACCTACTGATTGTTCCGCGCCTCTTACCTTGTCGTTTAATGATTCGAAATCTTGACTTAATGCTTTGTAAACTTTACCATTTGTACGTCCAGTATATTCAAGTTCCTTTAACTGTTGTTTAATCGCTGCTAAATCCTTAACACCTTGTTTGTATTGCCCATTAAGTTGACTTAATGACTTTGCGGCTTTTTCATTCGCCTTTGTTTCTGCTTCAATTGCCCTGGTTAATTCAACTTCACTTTTTAATTGTTGTTGATTTAATCTGTTTTTTTCAATAGCAGTTTTAATTTGTGTTTGAGCAAGTTTTTCTTGTTGCTCCATCACTTTTATTTCCGCAACTTCTAACTGCTGCTTCATTTTGATGAGGTCGGCAGCTTGCTTTAATTCAACATTTAACCGCTTAACATCATCATAAGACTTGGTCTTAAATGTAGATACAAATTGCTTTTGCGCCTCTAATGAGCCTTTTATTTCCTCTTTAGTTTGCTTGATGACAGTTAACAGAGTTTCAGCACCTTTTATGGCATCAGTAAACGCGTCACTCTTAAATAAATCGTCTTTGCCTAGTGCTTCGCCTTGCGACATGCTATTCCATTTGTTTTACTTGCTGTTTAGAATAATTTTTCACATAACCAAACCATTCAGCAACTGTTATTGATTGCAAAGATAGATAAAATTTTAAATCCTTTTCAATCAATATTTTTATTTCATCAGTTGCAATTGATTTTCTTTCTCGTAGTTTATTTAATTGCGTTGTCTTGATGTCAATGTATAAGTTATTGAACCTATCACCAGTTATTGCAACACCCAGTTCCAATTCGCATATTTCACGTCTTAATTCGAGTATCTCCATGTAACTGTCAGCAATGCCAAACCTATCAACAATTTGTCGCTGTAAATTTTCAAATGCTGTTACGAAATTACGCTTAAATAGACCCCACTTTTTAATGAGTGCCTTGTTATTTCCATGCTCAACTACTTGTAAATAGTTGTATATTGGCATGGTGTCAATTGATGTGTGGTAGGTGGTGAATAGCATTATTGTTCACAATCTAAAAAAATGTAATCGACTTTATCATGTTTTTCAATTGATACTTTTTCAACTTCCCTATCGTTGTAATAATTATTTATTTTTACGTCTAAATCTCCATGTTCCTTAACCTTTTCTTCTAATAACTTTATTAATTCGCTTGCTTTCATAATAATTTATCTAATTCAAGTTTAAATTTTTCTAGTCTTTTTTCTGCATCCCCATCGAAGTAAGAGCTTTCGCCTAAATCCCACTTTTGAGATTCTACAAAAAGGCTTACTATTCGCCACTTTAAACCTACTTGTTTTTGAATAATTACAATACTTCCATCCTCAAAAGTTTCAAATACATAATCTATTGGGTCATGCAAATCATTTTCTGCAAAACAGCCTATTGACCCATCGCTATAATTTGGATGTGTAGTGTCGTTTGTTTTTAGTCGATATGTGCAATCCGCATTGACTTGGCAAATCCTATACGGTAGCTCATTTTCTTTTAAAATAACAATTTCATTTACTTCAAATTTTGGTTTTCTCATAATACTGTGTTTTTTACATAATTAAATACTATTGGTTTTGCCTTTTCAATCAATACGCTTTTACTAATTTCATCGAGTCCAACGAATTGACCCCATTCGCGTTGTAAGTCTTTACCAGATTTTATTGTATCAACGTCAAGTACTAATTTATTACCGTCAATTTTAGTTTGGAAAGTTTTATATAACGCTCCAGTATTTCGCATTGTAACTCTATCAGTTGGTTGACCTAATTCGTTTTTTATCGCAATTGTTCTATCAGAATAAACATTACTTCCTCGCGCATAACGTGAGCGCATTGATACTCCGAATACATCAACGCCACGTTTATATAATTGTTCATCACGGTTTAGTCTAATGGCCTCAATTTGTATTGCAGGTGTTTTAATAACTTCATTAAACGCTTTATCCTCGTTTAGTTTCAGAAAATTACGTGCTAATACTTCGAGTGCCCACATGTTCAGATACAAATATTTTACTGTTATTTATCGGATGTAAAATTACACGTTTATTTTTAATATCGGATAATAATTGCAATCTATCTTTTTTGCGATTAATGGCCCAAATAAGGTGTTTGTTTTTTATTCTTGGCATGGTGCAAAGGTATGCAAATTTATTACACAAAAAAAACCCTTACATTTCTGCAAGGGCTTTCAACATGAACTAAAACAAACTAATTTTAAACTACGGTTCCCTCAGTTCCTAACAATGTCACAGCGGCATCAAGTCCGTTTTTCTTAATCATTGGCTGCAATACATCGCTTACAGTTTGAGATGAATAAGTTAATGTATAAGTACCTGTAGGACTTTCAGCAACGGTAACAGTTACATCAGCATCAGCAGTTACGTTATAAATTTTACTTGTTGCTGCACTATCACTTGATACAAAGTCAGCAGTTACAAGTCCCGGTATTGGATAGTTATTTACAATGTCATCAAATTTTGCAAACAATTTAATTACCATTTCCGTTTGGCTTGTGCTTACAATAGTGCCATAAACATCCATTAACCCAGTTGCATTTGCTAGATTAATTCCAGTAATTGAATTAGCAGAAATCATACGCAAGTCATCGTCTTTCTCCAATACATCCCATTGACCCATTAGCATAATCTTTTGGATTGTGGTGTCTGTTGTGAATACCATCTTAGCCTCAAATGTAGCGGCATCAATTTCAATTGGGTACAATTTACCATCGTCACCAACTTTTTTACCTAAGATTGAACCATCAGCATCAATGATGAATATTCCAAACGTAGAACAACGGTTTGCATTAAATTGAGCGGCTAACTCAAATGAACCTTGTACTAACATTGCGGCAAAATTTCTAACACCCTGGCGGATGTAAACGCTTGTGCCGTTATCGAAAGTTTCTTTAATCGAATCGGCACGCTCGCCAGTAACATTTGTAAGTTTACCAGTTGGATAGAAACGTTTTGAATCGTCAGCATGATTTAACAACGCTGTGAAGTAAGCACTGTTAAGCGTTGCCGCTCCATCAATGCTGTTTGCTGTGCCGTCATTTGCATAAATTGGCACCATTAAATAATTTACACCAACATTGAAAACCTTTTTGCAAGTTGGTGAACCCGTATTTTTTAGCGCGGAATCGCATGAACATAATACACTCATTTTATATCAGTTTTTAGTATTAATAATTAATTTAAGCAGCATAAAAAGCATTTATTGAAAGGTATTTTAATTAACATTTCAGTTCCGCTCATGTTATCGGCAAAAATATCTCTATTGATGCCCTCCCATGATACTTTCCCAAAATTTGCATAATCATTTTCAATGAACGTTATTGTATTTGCCGCATTTGTTTTTGAATAATTTAATAAAGAACGGTAAAAGCCACGTGCCAATTGTTTCATTGGTTTGATTGCATTTTCTAAATGGTCGGCACGAAGCCAATTTTTAGGGTTGCAGTCCACCATGAAATAAATAGCACAGTCGCCTTCGAAATCAATTGTACTTTCTTGATCGTAATATTTCTCGGGTGCATTCATGTGCAAGTAAACCATTGGCATCTTATTATTGCTGCTTTTGGTTTTTACTAGCTGTATATTAGTTTCCATGAATGTACCGCTAAAGAATGATGGTGTTTCTAAAGTGTATTCGCCTGGTGATGGTTCGGTTGTTGATTGAATTGTAATTGATTGGTTCAACACAAAATCAACAATCTTTTTACCGCTTAATAATTTACCGTAGGTAGCCCATTTAGTATCAGTTGTTCCCAATAGCCAATTTGAACCAACCGCCGTAACGGATGTTATAGTGATAGTTCTATCAATAGCATTGATAACGTTTCTAATGTGGTCAGTTGTGGTAATTAAGCCCATGCCAAATATTCTTTATAAACGCCTTTGAAAGTAGGGTAATCGGTATCTTTAACCGATTCAATATAAGTTTGAATTGCCCTAAAATTATCAATGCACTTGTTGTAATTCGTTACCAATGTTCCGTAACTCATTGTGCTTGGCTGGTTAATTGTGCCTTGACTTTGAACGTTTCCTTGTATGCTATTGTTTTGGGATTGTGTTCTCGCGTAATAGAAATAAACCCATTGTACTAACATTTTCTTCATACCTTGACTTGTAACCATGTAATCGTTAATTTCTTTCACGAAAGCATTATAAATGGTTAAGTACTTAGCAGCTTGCGGCTCTCCATTAACGTCCAAATCGGCAACAAATAAATCATACAATTCAATGCCTAATAATTCATATAACAAGGGTTTCTCAAATTCATCAATTGCTAATGTTAACTCCGCTTCGGAATATACATCCGTTGCAATTATGTCAGAGAAATCAGATTCAGAAATTAATAGGCCCATGTTATATCTTAATTAGAAAATGAAACGTAACCCTTTAGCGTACAACTCATTGTACCGCTACCCGTATAACTTAATCTGTAATACTTGTAAGGGCTTGATGTTACAGTAAGTAAAGCTGTTGAGGTTGTTACGTTGGTAACTGTCATTGTTGTGGCACTTACATAACTAGAGTTAACCGTTACGAAGTTAGTTCCATCGTTGCTACCTTGCAAAGTTACCGTTCCTGCAGCCGTACCGCTCAATTTGGTTACTACTGGTTGAAACGATACCTTTTCCCAATACTTATCAATTGTTATTGCAACATAGCCACTGCCAGTATCAGTAATGGTGTCAGATGTTAATGAATAACTTGATAGCATTGTTTTAGCAACTTTACTCATTCTTTGGCCCGATCCAACAAAATAGCCAGTCAGTGTGATTGATTGAGTTGTTCTACCAACACATGCTATTCTGTAATAATTAGCCTTGTTGTGTGTTATTGCAAAAACATAGGTATTGGTAGTTTGATTACTAATGTGCAAACTGTCGGCTAAGCTTACTTCAATCCAATTGGTATTATCATTTGAATATTGAAGTGAAGCATAACCATTTAACGTGCCGCTTACTTTAGTAGCCACCAATTGAAATGTGCAAACCTCGTACAAATAACTTATTGTAGATGGCATAGTTACATAAGTGGTTCCGCTGTTTGTGAGTGTTCCTCCAGTCATTGTTTTACTGGTAGATACCGTTGGCATATTTTGCGCCATGGTTGCGAATGTCAGCAACGAAAGGCAAATAAATAGTATTTTTTTCATTAATCTTTTAATTTTGCTTGATTGTTATTAATCATTTTTTCTGCTAATTTTCCGCTAACATTATAAGGGTGGCCCTCTTTTAAGAATTTGTTTGTTACCAAAGAAATTACAGTATAAGATTTTGAACTATTTAATGTTATTGGCTCGTTAGATGGGGTTGGTTTTGTTTCCAAATCGTCAGATTCATTTTTTTTAACTTCATCATTTCTATTGTGCGCGACTTTTACATTGCTCCCTTTCGTTTTTTTTTTA